TAGCAGGATCGACTGTGTCTATAACTGGTCAAATAAAAGGTCTTTTAAATGAATACTATACTTTTGTTATGAAAGATGGAAGTGTTCGAGATCTTCCGATAAATAATAATGAGGACTGGGCCGCGGTAGTAAAATGGTCAGTGCCTGCTCGCAAAGAAATAGGTGTTTCATATTCATTTGTGGTAACATACGTTGATGAACTTCTAACAGAGTATCAGAGCACAATCATTATTCCTCAATGGATCTATTGGAGTTGGCAAACTTCTTTACAAGCACTAAATGACTTTGTTAAGGCTGGAGATATTTGATGGCAGCAGTAGCAAGACTTAAAGACTCAGTATTCTCTGCGACAGGCATTGGTCACAAGTGTAGAGCTCCTAGAACAATTTCAATAGCCTCAGCATCGTCTAGATTTTTCGCGGATGGAATAGGAATTGCACGGGGTGGTGTAGATACTGTAGATCCACATAATAAAAGTGGATGTGTTCCAGACATAGACCTCATCATTAAGTCAAGTTCTAGAGTTTTTATAGAAGGTAATCCTGCTGCACGAATTGGAGATTCCGCGGCAAGTGATAACACATTAATTGCCGGAAGTTCAAGAGTATTCTTTGGATAATAATAAATAACAAATGGCTACAAGAAATACACGAATCTTTTCAGATCTAGATCTAAACTTTGATGCTCATCCAGTTTCGGGTGACATAGTAAAGAAGTATGACGAGAATGCTATTAAGCAATCCATCAAGAATCTAATTCTAACACAAAACTATGAGCGACCATTTCACAGTGAAATTGGTTCTCAGATAAAGTCGTTACTATTTGAATTGCCAACTTCGATGACTTCGTCGTTGATTAAAAGACAAATTGTTGATACCATCTCAAACTTTGAACCTAGAGCTAATATTCTAGACGTGACTGTCTTATTAGCGCAAGATAACAATGGTATATACTGCACGATTGTATTCACAGTATTGAATACAACTACACCTGTTAGTGTAGATCTATTTTTAGAGAGAACACGATAAATGGCTAGCAATAAAATCACAACAACAGAGTTAGACTTTGATAACATCAAAACTAATTTAAAAACGTTTTTGCAATCACAGTCTGAATTTAGTGATTATAATTTCGATGGCTCGGGTCTGTCTGTTCTTCTAGACGTCTTAGCATACAACACTCATTATAATGCTCTTTACACAAACCTTGCTATTAATGAGATGTTTTTAGATTCAGCAAGTAAACGTGACAGTATTATTTCTATTGCTAACAACTATGGGTATTTACCTAAGTCACGTAGATGTGCTACTGCACAAATTTCGATGACAGTTCCAGTAGGAAGTTCAACAAGTCAAACATTACTTATTCCAAAATATACTTCTTTTAGAGCTTCTTCAAGTGGTTTCGAATATGTCTTCTATACTCGTGATGATAATATTGCAGGTAAAATTGGCAGCAACTATATATTTGATACTTTTACTTTATATGAAGGAACTCCAGTTATTGAGAAATTCAATACTGTAGAAAATGTTGAATACTTGTTACAAAATAATAATATTGACACATCGACAATAAGAATCTATGTACAGCCAAGTGCTACAACTCTGGAAGTTGAGGCATATGTTCACGCTGAAAGCATTATTAATCTTACCGACACAAGCAAAGTATTCTTTGTTCGAGAGTTAGAAGATGGAAAATACGAAGTAAGATTTGGTAAAAACAATCTTGGCTTTGAGCCCGAAGTTGGTTCTGTTGTTACTATCGAGTATATGGTAACAACTGGCGAAGAAAGTAATGGCATGAAACTATTTTCATACAATGGTTCAAGTCTTTCTGGTACTCCAACTATTACTCTAGTTTCTCAAGCAATTAATGGCGCTGAGGCAGAAAGTGACGATGAGATTCGTTATAACGTTTCGCGTAAATTTAGAACACAAAACAGAGCAGTTACTGCCGAAGACTATATTGATATTATTAAGACTAATTATTCTGATATAGATTCGATATCATGCTGGTCTGGTGACGAATCAACCCCTCCTCAGTATGGTAAGGTGTTCATCTCAATTAAACCAATTTCAGGTCCTTTCCTTATTCCTTCTGAAAAATCTTACATTACTGAGATTGTGCTAAAACCTAGAGCTGTGATAGGTGTTTATCCAGAGATTATAGATCCTATTTACAACAGACTAGAGATTAACAGCACGGTGTATTACAGTCCTAATGAAACAAATAAGACTGCTTCAGACTTAACAGACATTGCTCGTACAGCAATTATAGACTATAATAACACATATCTTGAAAAGTTTGATGGCATTTTGCGATATTCAAGATTTATATCTGATATAGACAACAGCGATGCTGGAATTAAAAGCAATATTACTACTGTTAAAATTCGTAGAACTATTGATGTAATTTTTGATAACTACGCAAAATATGTTGTAGAGCTAAACAATCCAATTTACGACTCTGGTGTTCCAGAAGAAGCTGTAATAACTAATGGGTTTTTTATAGACGACACTGAAACTATTCATTATATTGACGACGATGGCTTAGGTAAGCTAAGACTTTTCTACTATAGCGCTGATACCTTTCAAAAAGTATTTGTTAATAGTAATTGTGGTAGTCTTAATTATGACGCTGGAATGATTACCGTGGATAATATTAGGGTCGTCGGCACTGTAGAATCTAACTTAGAATTTATTGTTAAGCCTCATTCAAATGACATTGTTTCAAAGCAGAATCAGATTGTTCTCATAGATGAAAATCATTTAATTGTAACTGCAATTAGAGAAACTAATCTATCAAATAGACCATTTACGTATAGCAGATAATGAGTAAAATACAAGTAACTACTGCGTTAGAACGTCAACTTCCTGAATTCATCAGGGAGGATTATACTACGTTTGTTAAATTTGTAAAAGCCTATTATGAATTCTTAGGACAAACAAACTCTCGCAATCTTGAAGATATCAGAAGCATCGATAAAACTTTAGATGCCTTTGTTGCAAAATTCAAGAAAGAACTTGCTGCAATATTTCCAACCGCAAACATTCAAAATGAAAGAATGTTTCTTGAGCATATTTCTGATTTTTATAATTCTCGTGGATCTGTTGAATCATACCAATTGCTATTTAGAGTACTTTTCAATAAAAACTCAGATATCTTCTATCCTTCTACTCAAATATTAAAAGTCTCAGATGGTAAATGGATACAAGACAAATCTGTATTTGTGAAAGCTGTATCTGGTGATATTTTTAGCATGAAGGGTAAAATCATTACACTAAAAACTGCTAAAAAGATCATTGAAGTTTTTTGCACAAACGTTCTATTGTATCGCGATGATATCTATGAAGTCTTTCTAGATAAACAGTATTATAACGACTTAGCAATTGGAGAGATTGTAGAGTTTAACACTGCATCTGGCGTTATTCTTCCATGCCCAGCTAAGTATAAAATTTCTAATGAGGGTGCTGGATTTGAAATAGGCTCTATATATAACTTGCCTACAGCAACTGGTAATGGTAGCACTATTAAGATTACACGCGTAGGATCTCTAGGTGAAATTAAAGCAATTCAAATAATTACTTTTGGCTTAGACTACGACACAAATTTCTATGCTAAATTAAGTAATAAGTCTACGCAGGCTTTAGCTTTTTATCATCCCATTACTCAATATATTGCTGGTACACCGAGAAATGTTAATTTAGAACCTACTGCTTCGTATGGTGTTCCAAATGAAAATCCTGCTTCTCAAGATCAGATATCAGACTATCTTAACTTTGGCTATTTTGTTAATCAAGATTATTTTTACTACGACTTAACATATGTTCCTGTAGAATTTAACGCATTAACGTCATCGCTAAGACCAGATATGGCCCAGACTGTTTGGTTCGCCGATACATCTTATGTTGGTGATATTATAGCGTCGTTTTACACTAACGAATCTGGAGTAGTAATTGACGAAGACACTGCAGAAATTAAAATAGATCTTGGTGCAGTTGCTGTTTATCCTGGATATTACGCCACAAATGATGGGTTTATTTCAGATGAAATTTACATTCAAGATGGAGACTATTATCAACAATTCTCTTATGTTGTTAAGATTGAAGAGCAATTAGAAAATTACAAAAACATCGTTAAGTCTTTATTGCAACCGACTGGTCTAAAGTTGTTTGGTGAATTCAATATCTATAAAAACTTTGATGTTATTGCAACGCCTCTATTAGCATTTATTAGAAGACAATTCTTTGATCAGATCACTCAGATTAATGATTTTACGACGTCTAACATTGGTAAATTTGTAAGTGACACATATATTGGTGATTATGCAGAAACTACATTGAAAGATGTTGGAAAGTTTCTACAAGAACCAATTACACCATTAGACGATATCTATAAAGACGTTGCTAAAATTCTTGATTGGGATACTCAGAATAATTATGTGAATCTTATAGACAATGATATTAGTGCTAAAAATGTTGGTAAAAATGTTTCTGATACATTAGTTGCGTTTCTTGAGTATGTAGAAAAGTCTTTAACTAGAATCAATGAAGACTACACTTCTATCGTTGACGGAACTATTTACAAAGACATTACAAAAGAAATTGCTCCAGAATATATCGATAGCATTTCTGATATCATATTGAAAACTATGGGGTTAAATAAATCTGAAGAACAATTTGTCTCTGAATTATTGATATTAAAAGATCTTGAGTTAACAAAAACAGAAATTTTAAACCTCATAATAGATTTACAATACAAAGATTTTACTACACAATACAGCGATAATATTGCTGCAGTACAACCAGATTCTAAGTTTTTAGATTGGTCAAGTGGTGTTAATGGTACTTTCTATAAGACTCTAAGTTTTGAAGAAGTGCTGTTTCAAAGAATAGTTGATTACAAGAGAGATCCATCTGATATCTCTACAATCATTGAAAATTCTTTTAATAGAGACATTGCAACTGCACAAAGTGATAGTGTTCCAATTGGATTTGCTATATCTAGAATAGTTGATTATATTAGATCTTTTGGTGATAATATTACGGGTGTAGGCGAAGAAGTAGATATTGTGCGAGCAATAATTCTCAGCGATGATATTGGACTTGCAGAAGCTGTTTCCACAGTAAGAGCATTCGTAAGATCTTTTGCCGATGATATACAAGCACTAGAAGCAATATCAAAAGTTTTTACTATGTCAACTATTCAAGATAGTATGACTATAT